AGTAATTAAACTTACTAATTGAAAAGGGGCGGAGTTTACTCTGCCCCTTTTTTTATATATAATAAAAACACCTAGAATTAAATTATTATGTAGACTGACTAGGCAGACGGTATAGAGACTACATAACGAACGCTATACAAAGGAGAAAATTATGGCATCAACTACTTTTTCAGGACCAGTACGTTCTGAAGGTGGCTTTCAAATGGCTACTAAAAATGCATCAACAGGTGCAATCACAACAAGAATGAGTTCAGGCATGCCTGATCTTACAGGTTTAGTTTTAGCTGATACTGCAACAGCAGCAAACATTTCAATTGCTGATGGGATTATTGCAGTTGTTAACTACACAGGTGCGGCGGCATGTGCTGTAGCATTACCAGCAGCAACTAAAGGTGCGATTGCAGTTTATGTTCAATCTAAAGACACAGCTGGCGGAACTGCTACTTTAACTTTTAATGCAGCAGGAACTGACGTTTGGGCAACAGGATCATTAATTGAATCAAGAAACTCAAATGAAGTAACTTTTGATACTTCAGCAGCAGGTGAAACACAATTAGTATTCACTCCAGCTGATGCAGCTACTAACCTTCTTACAACAGGTGGCAAAATTGCTTTCATGTGTTATGAAGATGGTACATGGCATATTGCAACTGAATTTACAGGTGCGGCGGCGGCCGTTACAGGTGCGTTTGCATTTGCAGCGTAATAAATAATTAGTGGCTCCTTCGGGAGCCACAACTATAGGAGAAAATTATGGGTGGAGGAAGTTTTTCATCAGATCAATCGAGTGCTCATGCAACATCCACAGCTCAAATGGTAGCTACGGGTAAAAGAGCAAGACTTACTTCGATACAAGGAAAAGGAAACAGTGCGAGTGGTTCTGTCATTTTTAGAAGTGGCGGTGCTACAGGAGATATAATTGCTACTTATCTTTTTGGAGAAGAAGGTTTAGATATGTATCTTCCTGGTAATGGTATTTTGTTTGAAGAAGGTATTCATGCAACTATATCAGGAACAGGTGGCATAACTATTACATTTACGTAAGATGGATTATTACGCTGATTTAGGATTAGAGATAGAATCTTTTAAGAGAGGCGGTATGCCTGCTCGTAATAAGAAAAACTATCGTAGCACTAAATCAGGTGCAGGAATGACTAGAGCCGGTGTTGCTGCTTATAGAAGACTTAATCCCGGTTCAAAACTAAAAACAGCTGTCACAGGAAAAGTTAAAAAAGGATCTAAAGCAGCCAAACGTAGAAAATCTTATTGTGCAAGAAGTGCTGGACAAATGAAAATGCACAATGTAAATTGCAGTAAAACTCCTGATAAAAGAATATGTGCTGCAAGGAGAAGATGGAAATGTTAAATGGCTTATTTAAATGCAAATCTACCTCCAATATATTGTAAAGTAAGAAAGGAATATCTTTATGACTTTAAAAAACATCAAGGAGGCTATAGTGACTGTGTTATCTTTGGCCTTACTTCCATTTCAGGTCGTGCACTCTTATTTAACATTATGTTACCCAACGGCGCGTGCTTTTGGCGCTTGCCTATATCAGCGTTTTTTCAAAAAGAGTTCGATAGAGCCTCTGTGCCGGATATGCAGACGCACGAATTGGAACTGTGGAACTGTTTCAGTTATTGGCCTAGTGTTCATAGCTTCGATTGGTTGGCTGGTATAAGAGGCAAATATTTAGGTTTAGACAAAAAATTTTATCACGGAGAATATCTATTTACTATTGATTGGGGACACCCAGATGTTAATATATTAAATGTTGAACATTCTGAAATTCCTCAAGAACACAAGTGTGCACATATATTGGCTCTTGATAACGGCAATTATGCAGCTCAGCCTAATAATCGTATTTTGTGGCACGTTAATAGTTATACCACTGATAGATCTTGGCCTGACTATAAAGTCCAAACTACGTATTGGGATGCAGAAAATAGTGGCATGGTTACAGAAGATAGTGATAAGATGTTTTATGAAATGGAGAAAAAAGAAGAAGAAAAATCAGTAAGTGAATTACTACAAGAAGGTTTTGAGAAGGAACAAAATGATTGATAAATGGATATATGCTTTTTTTGGGGGACTAGACAAAATATGTTCTTTCGTGGATAATTTATGGAACTTTTTTACTGCACCAAGATGTAAATGTGGTAAAAAGAAAACAGGAGCTAAAAATGATAGATAAAATAAAAAACGCGTGGGCTCATTATTGGGCAGATCACAAAATTGGTTTAGCTATCGTTGCTGCAATAGTAATAGCAGCAATATGGCTTAGTTAATAATAAACAATAAAAGTTCCGGCAATAGTCGGAACTTTTACAGAGGTAAACATGGAGCAAAACAGAATGAATTACTACTTTACAGGTACTCTTATTCTGTTGTTAGTTTTTTTAGCTCTATGCGGAGGACCAACAGGTTATTGAAATGAGAGACACAAAAGTATTAGATAGATTTAGAGAAAAAAGTGAGAAAAAATATAAAGAAATGATACTATTCCAAAATTTAAAAAAAGAAGTTAAGATAGGTGCTAATGGAACACAATCTTATATTATTAAAAAAGGAATAAACAAAGGAAAGAAACTTGGCTAATAAACCACTCAACATAGGAGAAGAAGCACGGGTGCAGATGCCGATGAAGACGGTTGCTAGCTTGATCGTGCTTGTTGCAGCTGGCGTGTTCGCTTATACGGAGCTTACGGCTAGGTTAGTTTCACTAGAAACATCACGTGAGTTGTTTGAAAACGATTTGTTAAAACGAAGTGAACAAGTCCCCATAGACCAAGAACAACATTTTTTAATTGAGGATCTTTATAAAAGTGTCGAGAAAATGGAAGAGACTCAAGAGATGAACATGACCAATAAAGTGAATATCGAGTTTTTAAGAGAGCAGCTTGATCAAGCATTGTCTGATATCGAAGAGCTGAAAGATAAAGTTAGAGCAAACGGGAGCCATCAATGACAGAGTTAGTTGTAGCTTTACTTATGATTGTAAACGGAGAGATTAAGGAGGCGCGTATCCAAACGTCAATGTCTGAATGTTTAAAAGGCAAACGGGTTGCAAAACGTCAATTAAAACCTGAAGGCAAAGTTAGGTATCAGTGCATAAAGTCGATGGCTGAGCTTGAGTTGAACATAGACGGAAGTAAAAGTATTAAAAAATTAATAATAGAATAATGTCTTTTGAAATAATTGACAATTTCTTATCTGAAAAAGAATTTACAGAAATTAAAAACATTGTTATTAATCCTCAGTTTCCATTATATTATTCTGAAACTGTTGCTAATAACGATGATTCTAAAAATTTTTATTTTTTACATAAATTATATGATAAAAATATACCATTAAGTGAATATGTTGGAATTATTAGTTCAATTTTAAATAAAGTAGGCTGTAAATCACTTATAAGATCAAAAGTTAATTGTTTTCCCAGAACAGAAAATTTAATAACTTATGGGTTACATGTTGACTATGATTTTCCTCACAAAGGTGTTATACTATATTTAAATAATTGCAACGGAGGCACTTATGTTGGAGATGAATTTATACAGTCTAAAGAAAATAGAGTTCTTATGTTTGATTCGTCCAAACCACATAAAAACACTAACTGCACTGATGCAAAATGTAGGTTTAACATTGTAATTAATTATTTTTAAATGAATTTA